TATCTAATCACCTAATGAACCGGGCGTAATGCCCGGTTTTTTTTCGCCTGAAAGTCGTGATTTGAATAGGGGGGTAAACGGCAGGCAAAAAATAAGCCTGCGTAAGGGCGTTTTTCAGGGTAGGTAACATGGGCTTTCAGCGGTGCAATGCGGGTTCGCGCGGCACGCAAGACCACTGAAAGCCATAATAAACTACCCTACTGTGGACACAGTGTGGACACTCTGGGAGTCAACACCACCACGTAGCGGATTGAGTGAAACAGCATCCTGAAGATACTCCGGGGCAAAGTGCGCATAGACCATTGTCTGCTCTATCCGTGAATGTCCCAGTATTCTCTGCAAGGTGATGATACTCCCGCCGTTAATCATAAAGTGGGTAGCAAAACTGTGACGCAATGCGTGAGTTGCTTGCCCGTCCGGTAGATCTGGTTTTACATCTTTCATTGTTCGCCTGAACTTCGGGTATGAGGCATCAGGGAACAGATAACCCTTACCCGCAATCATTACAGCTACTTCCTCAGAGATAGGGACAGTACGCGGTTTGTTCGTCTTTGTTTTAACGAACGTAACCCGATTCTGTATTACGTTCTCAGCTTTCAGTTTCGCAGCTTCACCCCATCGAGCGCCGGTACTTAAACAGAGAATCGCGATTTTCTTGTTGTCCCCGTCAAGATTGGCAAGCAACAATGTTATTTCTTCCTGCGTCAGATAGCCGGTTTCTGGTTTCTGCTCCTTGAGCTTTTTCATCCCTCTGAAAGGATGTTCACCAAAGAACAACTCCGCATCAATTAGCGCAGTAAACATACCACTCATGCAGGTAAGGTCGCGGTTAATACTGGCCGGTTTTATGCCTTGCCCTCTGCGAGTCATGCTGTACTGGCTAATAAGCGCTTTGGTTATCTGGAACGCGCAAGGGTCATCAGTGAGCCGGGTAAAGATTTTAATCTTACCCAAATTGGATTTTCCGTGTTCTTCATGCTTGCCTTTTAGATCCCACCAGACTTTTGTTAATTCAGACAGATGCCGCTTATCTGTCGGTTTAGCCAGCCATTCTTTATCGTGATGGTTGTATTGAGTGTGTTTCTCAAAAGCTACAGCCTCACTTTTCTTGTCAAATTTCCTGCGGATGCGCTTTCCGTTGCGCCCTGCAGGTCTGATGTCCACTTCGTATCGACCATCATCGAGCTTTTTAATAGACATAAAGCCTCCCGATGATGTTACTGCTTACTTCAATTTCCTGATTTAAATAACAAATACTCTTCGTGCATTTACTACACAAATAAGCGCCGTAAATGGTTAGCCAGTTTTCTGGTCGGAGTGGGGAGATGTTGTTGTCTGCTGCCCAAAGTGCGCGAGAGCCGGTGCAATCTGCCCAGCTTCTGGTGATATTTGTTCAGTCATAAACCAAAGGGTGTATTTGCTGAAACGAGGATGTTGAAGAATTTTCATGGCGACGTCCGTCGGGGGGATCGTTCTACCGCTTTCATAATAGGTTAATGAGCTATAAGGAACTCCAGTAATTTCAGAGAATTGCTTTCTGTTTAGCCTCTCTGACTCACGTATGAGAGCCAGCTTTACACTGATTGCTGTTGACATGTTATCGAGATCCTCTAATAATCACGACATCTTCTACTATGTTTCAAGTTTTTCTAAGTTTCATTAAGGCACATTAGAGAACATTGAAACCCATTGGTTAGATCTAGATGAAAGGTTAACAGATGAGTAAACAAATTGTCAGTAGTAGTGATGCCGTCCCCTATCAAGAGTTTGCCAAGCTTATTGGTAAGACCCCTGCAGCAGTAAGAGGAATGATTGAAAAAGGGAAATTACCGGTAGTTGAAATGACAGATCCGCAATCGACATCAGGTCGGGCAGGAGAATACTGGGTTTACCTACCAGCTTGGAATAATGGGATGAGACTTGCCTATGAAAGTCGCCCGAAAGAAATTCGTGAAGGTTGGCTGATGTGGCTTGGTTTGGGTGGACGGGCATAAGGAGGGAGGTTTAATGAAAGAGCCTCGCTGTATCGCTCAATTACTGCGTAATGAAAGCCCGCGCCCTATGACGTTCAAGATTACTCATGGTAAGGGACGTAAAGGCATCATCATCCGCACTCGTAAGCCTGGCATTATTGAGACGCTTTTCCGTTTGGTCAGAAAAAGAGGGATATGGTTATGACCGTTATGACTCTTGATGTGATCCAGAAACAGCCAGCGGCACTTCGAGGGCTGGTTGGTAAGTACCTGGCTCAGCCACGTTGGCAAGACACCTGTGATTTTTACAATCAAATGATGGAGCGCGAACGACTGACAGTTTGTTTTCATGCTCAATTAAAACAGCGTCACTCTGTCATGCGCTTAGAAGAAATGGACGAAGCAGATCGCGAGCGCCTTGTCTGTGCGCTGGATGAACTGAGATTCGCATTTTGTCGGTTTCGTCAGCATGGCTCTGCTAGGGCGACTTTCATTAGCCGTCTTACTGTTAGCCAAAGGCGTTCTCTTTTTCGTCATGCGGGGCTCACAGATCAAGAATTCAGTATGCCGCACTGGCGATTGAACGAGGACGACTGCTATTGGCGGGACAAACTTTTCCGTGCCTTGCGAGAGCTGTTTAGCCTTTTTGAGTACGCACCGACCATTTTAACCTCGGTAAAACCTGAGCAGTATTTACATTAATTAATCTGGATTCGATTTATTACACGCCTTACCGCGTGGGGACTCCTTTTGTCTGGAGATAGGCAAATGCAAAAACAAAAAACAGCGCAGCGGGGCGCGTTTTCGGCACTTCTGGAGCAGGCAGTAAGTGAAGCACAGCGCGACACAGCGACCAGTTTCTCTTCTCAATTTGACGGGCTTATCGCGCACATCAGTAAGTCAGAACTTAACCGCACCGAGATTATCGAGTTGTTAGGTCAAGAATCAGAAAAATTGCACAACTCAATTTTCGGTTGAGAGGGTTATTCACTTTAGAAGGAAGTAATAATGAGTATCCGTATCGATATAAATAACCAGTACGTTATTACCAGCGACCGCTATCAATTTATTTTGCAGGAAAAGAAAATCGCTACCTCCGGGAAAAACGAAGGTAAGGAATGGCTGGATGTTGTGGGTTACTACCCAACTATCCCTAAGCTCGTTTCAGGCCTTGCTTTGCATGACCTTTTAACGGGAGATGCTATCTCTTTCTCGGCGCTTGAAACTCAGATTGAGCGCGTAGCGAAGCAATGTCTTGACGCCTTCAATTCGAATGGCCGCTGAACCTCGGGGGCGTACTGCCCCTTCGCCACCACCTCCTTTCTCGAAGCACACCGATGATACATTCGTCGGTGCTTATCCCTGGAATGCTCCACGTTCTGCAATTGGCCGTGACAGACCCCTTACACGTGGCGAATTCCGTCAGGTGCAAGGTGTTTTAGGTAAAGTTAATCGTCTGCCTTATGTCTTAAAAACGCTGTTTAACTCGCGTTATGATTTCATTCGTCGTAATAAAAGCCCCCTTCATGGTTTCTATTTCCTCAAGAACACTGTCGAGAAAAGGGTGGGGCCGCGTCTTGAGCGGGTCAATCAGCTAAACGGAATGAACGAGACGGCATCGCTACTTTTCCTGAGTGAGCGCGAAAGCTATTCGCGTTTAGCAGGTATGAGTGACAAGGCTCTCAAAAAATTTGCAGCCCGTATCGCTTCGCAGCTCTATGTTGCTTATGAGGAACTTAGCGACGCTTGGGCTGACACTCACGGCGGTAAAGAGACTCTATTTACTGATGAGGCTCAGGCGCATTTGTACGGCCACGTTGCTGGTGCAGCTCGCGCATTCAACATTACCCCGATGTTCTGGAAAAAATACTGCAAAGGGCAAATCACGATCCGCCAGGCATTTTCCGCTATATCTCGTTTGATTAATGATGAGTGGTGGATTAACCAGTTTAAGGCTCAGCGTATGCGCTGGCATGAAGCATTGCTGATTGCTGCCGGTGAGGTGAATAAAGACCGCTCCCCATACGCCAGCAGAACGGCGATCCGCGACGTGCATTCTCGCCGCTTGGCTAATCTCGAATACCTCAAATCGTGCGAGCTGGAAAACAAAGTTACCGGTGAGCGTATCGATCTCATCAGCAAAGTCATGGGAAGTATTTCAAACCCTGAAATCCGTCGTATGGAACTGATGAACACAATCGCAGGTATTGAACGCTATGCGGCTGGGCAGGGTGACGTCGGTATGTTTATCACTATCACCACGCCATCGAAGTATCACCCTACACGTCAGGTCGGAAAGGGCGATAAAAAGACGGTGCAACTTAATCACGGATGGAATGACACCGCTTTTACGCCGAAGGATGGTCAGCGGTATTTATGCCGTATCTGGAGCCTAATGCGTACAGCCTTTAAAGATAATGATTTGCAGGTCTATGGTATGCGCGTTGTAGAGCCGCATCATGACGGAACACCGCACTGGCACATGATGCTTTTTTGCAAACCAGAGCAACGTAAGCATATTACTGAAATCATGCGACGCTATGCCTTAAGGGAAGATGGCGACGAAAAGGGTGCAGCAGCACAGCGTTTTGAAGCTAAGCACCTCAATCAAGGTGGTGCAGCCGGTTACATCGCAAAATACATTGCGAAGAATATCGACGGGTATGCACTTGATGGGCAAGTCGATCACGATACCGGTAAACCTCTCACTGATACTGCAGCAGCAGTAACCGCATGGGCGTCAACGTGGCGTATCCCGCAATTTAAATCTATTGGATTGCCAACGATGGGTGCATATCGTGAGCTGCGCAAATTACCTCATGGCGTAAGCATTGCTGATGAATTTGATGAGCGTGTCGAGGCTACAAGAGCCGCAGCTGACGAGGGTGAGTTTGACCTTTATATCGCTGCGCAGGGTGGGGCGAACGTACCACGTGATAGTCAGACCGTCCGTGTGGCTCGTAACGTGACTGACGAGGTTAACGCCTACGAAGAGGATATAGAGAGAGTCGTGGGCATCTACGCTCCGCACTTGGGCTCTGAGCTGGTACATGTTACCCGTACAGCCGAATGGCGCATCGTTCCAAAGCTGTTGGCCGTTGAGCCTTTGACTTTAAAAAGCGGCATTGCCGCGCCTCGGAGTCCTGTCAATAACTGTGGGAGGGAAAGGGGAAAACATAAAGCACCAGTTCATATGTTTAAACAGAAAACTACTTCTGAGGGTTTTGTGGACAATGAGGTGCGGTATGAATCCAAGATTGTGATTTAGCCTTTAAATATGTGGAAATTTAAATTTAGAATTGTTTGGGATATATTCAGAGAAGTGTTTTAACAAAAATGGATATTGAAAATATAGAGATGAAAAAAATATAGATGGTTGTAATTTTTTTGTCGCTGATATCATTTTAAATGAGGGAGCCACTTTATATATTGGCTCCCATGCAAATGTTAACGTATTTAGTAGGTATAGTTTAACCAGTGCTCAAAATCATTGCTTTTGAGTACTGGTGCTGAAGAACGCTCACGCCAACGTAGATATATATTTTGGATCATAAGTCTTTCCTCTATATCATCTTTAATGAGTAAAGAAAGTCGGCCAATAAACTCCATGAGTTTTATATCATAACTGGTTACACTTAAGAGTAGTTGATAAGCAGCCGAACTTAACATTTTCTTACTATCTTCGTTAAAAATCTCGAAGAAAATGATGTCTAAACCTTCATCAAAGAAGGCTTGTGTAATACTCACGCCATAGATGTTTTTTTGGGATATTATAAGGGATAGACATGCTGATCTAAAAATATCATCCTCAAGGGTGCTCTTAGCAAAAGATATTAAAGAGTCATTATCAAGGCCGTATTTATTGATGAATTCTTCATTGAAGTCATCTCTTATTACTCTGGAGCGTGAAACTCTGGAGTACATATTATAAATATTGGATTGCAACAATGTGTGTGCTAAAACTATAACAAATTTCTTTTCCGTAACAATATCTATATTGAAGAAGATATTTTTCCCTGAAACTCGAAAGTGATCATCGCCATATTTTATGTCGCAAGAAAGCAATTTTTGTCGAATGATTTTTTCATGCTCTGGGAATGTTCTAAATACGGCGGCCCATCCCGAAAAATATTTACTGAAAAGATCTGTGTTTGAGATGGCAATATTTAATATTGGTTTGTAAAATTCAATATCATAGGATGATTGCAATTTTAACAATTCTTGATTTTCCCAATAACTCTCCGTTAGTACTCGAAGTGCTAAGTCAGGGAAATCGTTGCAAAGTTCTATCCATGATTCATTACTGTATGGAATCATGTTTACAGTGGTCATTTCAATTTCGGGATTTATTATTTTTACTCCGGAGGTAATATTGGCAAGATATGATTCCATCTCTTCATCATTTAAGTTTTGTAAGTCTCTCATATGATCATCGAAAGTTGAACTATCGAACTGTATGGGGATTAAGGCTCTTAAATAGGACGGAATTGCATCTGTGAAATATTTATTCTCCACAATTGAATTAATTAAGTTTCTGAAGTTAATTGCATTGCTGAAGCGACAGAATTTAACTGCAAAAATGAAAAGATTTATAGGTGATGAGTACGGTGTGTCGCTTATTTCAAAATTTGGTATTAATTCATTATCCTTTGTATTCCAGTTATGAGTATATGGTACTACAGATAAAAAAGAATATTCCTTAGCCGCTTTTTTATCATGGGATGTAGATTCTTTATTGGCAAAGAAAATTGCGTTCATGATGTTGCGTTGCTCGTCTGTTATATCTAAGTCCTCTAAAGGGACCATAGTTGAAGTGTCGATATTTATGAAGTAAAAATATATCTCCAGTAATAGAGGGAAGCTTTTAGTGTTTTCAGAAAACAAGGTTTTTATTAAAAAATTTATAAACCATGGTTGACATTTTTTTTGTGGTCTTCTGTAGCTTCCAGTTTGTAATATTAACGTTGCTTTTAGATAAAATTCTGGGGCTTGTTGAAATCTAATTTTAACTTCATTAATTCGGGGGTGTGTGCTATCGAGCATTATTGAAAGTAAATATCCTGTGGATATATGTTCGCTAAAATCTAATTCGATGAAGGCATCCACCATGTTATTTATTAACCAATTTAATGATTGTGCTTTATTTAATGCAGTTAACTGTCGTAATGTGCTGTGTTCAATACTATTCCATAATGGTGTTAAAGTCTTATTGAAATGTTGTCTAATGCCTTTGTCTTGTTCAAAAATACCTTCTTCAAGTAGGCGTAAGGTAAGTAACGATCCTATTCCCATTCTTTTGTTAAATGCCCTGATGTAATGATTTTCACTATCATCATCAAGCTGTAGTATCAAACTGACTGCTATGGCAAGAACGCTAAGCCTCTTATGGTGAACTAATGCGCTTAACAAGAAATGTACAACTTCACGCCAGTGAGAATCACCACAAATAATGTTAAATCTTCTTCTGAATTCAATGTCATCGACAGCAGAATAAATAAATTCTGCGGCAAAGAATTCCTGCAGTTGCCGTATGTCAAATCTTACAGAATTACTACTTTCTGGAGTATTAACAAAGACTAGTCGCTCGATTGTGGCTTCCATAAGAGTTTGCACAACATCTTCAATATTTCCATCAAGAAGAAGAGATGAAGTTTGTTCGGCTAATATCTGAAATTCTGATTTGTCAAGTGCTGCAACTGCTCCATCACTATTTTCCGCTCTGACATGAAGGCTAATTCCAAGGCGGTCATGTATTGCTTTTAAAAGTTGATCTTTTTCTCTTAACAACTCAGATATTTTAGTATCAGGTGAGTTTTTTAAACTTTCCCTTTTTTTCATCACGGAATAAAAGTTGTTAAATAACTCCCAGCGTTTCTCAGGTGGGCGACCACCTTCACGAACAACAACAGCCATTATATGAGATTGTAAGGGGGTAATCATTAGTTCCCTCACTTGTTCTGTATTCATGGCAGAATTTAAAATCTCGATAAGTGGTTCAGCATCTTCGTCGCTTCTATTATACTTCACGACAGCAGAGGCACAATTTAATGCAATGTCTCTTGGGAGTGGGAGCAAAGTTTCAACGGATGAGTCGAGATCTTCAAATTGTCCAGAATATCCTTGTGGTCTAGTCGTACATAGTACTAATACATCAGCATTTAATTTAGGTATTAATTCATTGGTAAATTCTATTACTTCATTGGCAATATTATCTTTTAAATCGTTAGGAACTTCATCTAAACCATCAAAGTTAACAAACCACATTGATTCCTTAAGAGCTTCGCAAAAAACATTAGCAGTTATATCATGTGATGTTTTAATTTTTGTTTTAATTTTCTCACATATATATGCAACAACTCCTCTCGGTTCATGCTCCGATTTTTTAATATACCACGCAGCAAAATCTTTTAGCTCAACAAGTAATGGGATGCGCGGAACGGTGGGCCAGTAACCTTGATTTATTGCTGCATTTTTTAATTCAATAGCTATTTCTTTATTCAGTGGGGTAACTACAGGGCCATTTGTCGATAAAATAAAGAAAGCTTTTTGTATCTGTGCGAAATATTGACCAGCTGTAGATTTGCCTTGGCCCGGGCCTCCTTTTAGTAGATGCACTCTTGCTCTCAAAGGGTTATTTGACCAAATACGCCAACCCTCTCCAAAATGATGCCAAGTGGATAATTTTTGTACATTGCTGGCAGAGGATACTAAACAGTTCATTATAAAATGAGGTTCGCTTTCGTCTGAAGTTATCATCGGAAGATCTTTGAATAACTCATAGATTTTGGGTCGCTGATCGCTTCCAGAGCCTGCCTGTTCCAGCTTTGTGTAACTAAGTTCTTTAAATTGATTGATTATAAGGTGTTCTATCAAATCTTTGATTTGATTGTTAGGTGATTGTAGTTTTTTGTATAACTCACTAATAATATGGCCTGGAGTTAAAAAATGGCCATATTCAATTGCGACCGATGGATTCTCAGTCAAGTAATCTAATATTTTTCTACCACCCCAAATATCAACTTTCATATCAGGGAAATGCTTATGAGCTATTTCAATAATTTGATCATAACACCCAGTTCTAGGTGCTCCTGAAGGTTCTATATTCGTCGCTATTATCCAGTTGTCTGGGATGGACCGCTTTGAACTCAATTTAAACTGCTCAATTTCTTTTTTTACTTGCCCAATTAACCATTTTTGGCTATCAGCGGTTAAATGTGGCTTGTGAAATTTTGATTGTATGTACCAAATACCTTCCCAATTATCCACTGATGTTGGATATGGGGCTCTGCCACAAAGAAAGCCATCTTTACCACCATCGGCGCCGGATGCGAAACCCGTTACCCCATTCCCTAAAACCTTCAAAGCTAAAAAATTGACTAGATGTTCAAAAGAGTTTGAGTCAAGCTGTGTTAAATCATACGGTTGCGACATTTTGTCCTTCTCTCCCGAGTATCATTTAATGACTTTATTCACCTCGCATGAGGTGTGGTTGTCCCGTTATATTAATAAGTCTTTAAATGCATTAATAGGCGTTAATATGCATTAGCAATCTTAAAACTTTGATTGTCATGGGCTTGCCCACTCTGGCTGGTGCCATGCAGGGTTGGCGGTTAATGCAACTGCATTAAAACCGACCTATTAAGCGGGCAGGCGAGGCGGGGATAGCACTGCGCGCCAGAGGCGGTGACAGCATTTAATTTAATGCATCTGTGAGCGTCGTGACGGCCCTGATGCTTTGCAGGTCTGCGATGATGTGTCGGTGGGATTGTGTGGAGTGTGGTGTGTTTGAGGTTGTCAGGGATGAGCCGCCCGGAGGCGGCATTTTTTGCGGGGTTATTCTGATTCGAGGCTGTAATCTTTAAAGCGGATCACCTCCATCCCGAGCCAGTCGTTAATCTCTTTAAAGCGTTCCTGCAGCGGGGTTAGTTCGTTACGCACAAACACCCGCGCCACCTTCTCAACATCCCCCATTGAGCCAATATTTTCCGGCTTGCCGCCCATGAGCTGGAACGGTACGCGGTGTGCATCGAGCAGGTCAGCGGCGCTCACCTTTTTGATATTGAAAAAGTCATCTTTCGTAGCGACTTCACTCAGCGGCACAATCTTGATGCCATCCGGTTTCCCGTTGGGTGCGTAGAAAAATAGATTTTTAAAATTCCCGAGTCCCTTTGAATCACGCATTGCAGAACGCAGTGACTCGACATCTGTGCTGCTTTGTGCTGCGTCGGTGACGTACATGATGTAACCCGCATGCGCGCCATTCTGGTAATACTTGCGACGAAACAGGGTGGCGGATTCATTCAGCCAGGCCGAATTGAGTGCGCTCAGGTATTCCGGCATGCCGTAAAGCTCCTGATTGATATCAGGCTCCAGCAGGTGAAACACCGAGCCGGGTGCGAACTGGTGCGGGTTGTTAAAGCTTGATATGTACCAGTAAACGCCATCCTCGACACCCCGACGGGTATATTTTGCCGGTGATGTTTCCAGTTTTAAAAGCTGGCCGGTAACGCTCATGCGCTTCTCAAGATAGCCGTTGGCAAAGACCAGATAATCCAGCACGAGGCGGCTGAAATCCTGACGCGACAGCAGCAGGTGCGGGATGTAGGTGCTCGTCAGAATATTTCGTTTCACGTAAATCGGCGAGCTGTGATGCACGGCGGCGCGCAGGCTTTTTGCCAGCCCCGAGAAGTTGACCGGCGGCTCGTACCATTTCCCGTTATTGATGCACTCGACATAATCGAGGATATCGCGGCGATCCAGAACGGCGGAGGGCTCGCCAAAGGTGAACGCCTCCATTTTTTGCGGTGTGCTGGCGGTTGTTGTGGTGGGTTTCTTCTGATGTTTTTTCATGTCAGTTAATATCCAGAATTGACGTTGAATGCATGCCGCTACCAGCGGAAAGTGGCTCGTTTAACAGGGCGTGCATGGTGGCCCATGCGATATCCGCGTGGCTGGCCTCTTCGCTGCGGCTGGCCTCATAGGTGGAGCTGCGCCCGCTGCTGGTCATGGTTTTACGGATAGCCATAAATGACTGTGTGATGTCAGTTGCCCCGGCGTCGTATTCCAGACACCCGCGTCTGATGGTGTCTTTCGCTTTCAGCACCATCGCGGTTTTCATTTCCGGCGTGTAACGAATGGCGCGCGCTGCAGGGAAGAACGAGCGCACGAGCTGGTAAACACCCTGGCCGATGCCGGTCGCATCGATGCCGATATACTCGACGCAGTATTTATCGGTCAGCTCGCGGATGGCCTCGGCCTGTGTCGCAAAATCCATCCCTTTCCACTGGTGACGCTCAAGGATGCGGAACTTGCCACCGGCAACCAGTGGCGGAGCCAGTACCGCACAGCCTGCGCTGTCGCCGGTGTGTGATGGGTCATAGCCAATCCACACCGGACGCCAGTTAAACGGACGGTCGGAAAACGGCTCGAAGTCCTCCCACTCTTCCATCGCATCGACCATGCAGCGCTGCAGCTCCTCGAACGGGAATACCGATGCCTTGTCGTCGACAAACTCACACATGAAGAGGTTGCGGAAATCGTCGGCGCTGTTTTCCTGTTTCAGCTGATCCAGATTAAACAGCGTGCATCCCCCGGCGAGCGCGTCCTCGATGGTGACAATCTGTCGCCACTGGCCGTCCGGGCACAGCACGCCCCCGGCCAGCGCCTTAGGACTAATATCGATGTCGACACGCTCGGCGGCGCTGCTGCGTCCCCGGTTGAACAGCTCACCTGACCAGAACGGATACGCGCCATGTGCCAGCGTCGAGGGCGTTGAAAAGTAGGTGGTGCGCAGGTGTGACTGTGACGCCATCCCCGAGGCGACTTTGCGCAGTTTCTGAAAGTTGGGGATCCAGAAGATTTCATCGACATACAGGTCGCCGTTATGACTCTGCGCCGTGTTGGAATTGGTCCCGAGAAAAATCAGCTCTGCGCCGTTGTTGCCGATGACAATCGGGTCGCCTGACAGGTCGACGTCGACCATGCGGGCAAAGGCGATGATGTACTTTCGGAACACGTAAGCCTGCGTCTTACTGGCTGACAAAAATATCTGGTTTTGCCCGGTTTTCAGGGCGCGCAGCAATGACTCGCGGGCAAAGTAAAATGTGGCACCAATCTGGCGCGATTTGAGGATGTGGCGAATACGGTGCGCGATACCGGCCTTGTGCCAGTTGAGCTGATACTCAAAGGACTGATCGAAGAAAATCTCTTCGAGCTTTTCGATGGCCTCCTCGCTGAAAAAGTTACGTTTTGGCTTGCGGCGATCGCCCTTGTTGCGGCTGGAAATGTTGGGATTTAAATCCGCCTCGTTTCCCGTCTGGCCGTAGCGGCTGACACGCGCGAGCCGTTCCATCTGGCGTGACAGAAAGTCAGCGACTTTGAAGTCGTGCGGCGTGAGGTCAGGCTTTGCATAAAGCTGAATCAGGCGCGCCTCGAGTGTGGATTCCACGCGGTTAAGCGGGGCGGTTTCTTCCCAGCCGTCACGCTGTTTCCAGCTCTGCACGGTCGGGCGTTTGACCTGCAGCGTGTCGGCGATTTGTGGCACGGAAAACCCCTGCCAGAACAACAGGCGCGCCTGTCGTCGCGGGTCGTGCAAAAGAGAGAGGTCAGTAGAAATGGTCATGGTTGCCTCGTGTCAGTGATTACGGGGCAAGGCTAAGGAAATAGCGGGGCATTATCGCTAACCCCCTGTTGTGTCAGGGGGGACACGTCCGCAAGCGGTGGCTGATGCGTGGCGGAGTCGGGAAACTAAACCCGAACCGAAAAAACCAACATCAGGACACCTGAACAATGGCAAAGAAAGTTTCTAAATGGTTTCGCATCGGCGTCGAGGGTGACACCTGCGATGGCCGCGTGATTAACGGCGAAGATATTCAGGACATGGCGGACACCTTCGACCCGCGCGTCTATGGCTGTCGCATCAACCTCGAACACCTGCGTGGCATTCTGCCTGACAGCGTGCTCAAACGTTATGGTGACGTGACCGAAGTCAAAGCGGAAGTCATCAGCGATGACTCGGCACTGAACGGCAAAAAAGCGCTGTTTGGCAAAATCGCGCCGCTCGACGAGCTGGTCAGCATGGTGAAAGCCGGGCAGAAGGTTTACACCTCGATGGAGATTCGCCCGAACTTCGCCAACAGCGGCAAGTGCTATCTCGTCGGTCTGGCCGTCACCGACGACCCGGCAAGCCTTGGCACCGAATACCTCGAATTCTGCAGCCGCGCCACGCAAAACCCGCTCGCCGGTAAAAAAGCCCATCCTGACGATCTGTTTTCCGTTGCCACGCTTGCAGAGCTGGAATTTGAAGACGTCCCCGACACTGTGCTCAACAGCCTGACCGACAAGGTCAAATCGATTTTCAGCCGCAAACAGGTCAGTGATGACGCCCGTCTGGCTGATGTTCATGAAGCGGTAACCGCCGTCTCTGAGCAGGTACAGACCAACCTGACCGCCACCGAAACGCGCGTCACTGAGCTGGAAACCGCCTTTGCACAGCTAAAGCAGGACGTGACCAGCCAGACCACGCAGAGCGCGCAGGCGCTTAACGCCCTGAAAAGCTCCCTCGATAACACCGAAAGCTATCGCCAGCCACGCCGCGAGAAATCGAAAGGCGGGACGGGTGACGAGCTGCTGACCAACTGCTGACAGACCTGCCGGGTGTGTGTCGCCCGGCCTGATGCCCCTTTTTAGAAAAACAGGAATAACAATGCGTAAAGATACCCGCTTTAAATTTAATGCTTACCTGTCCCGCGTGGCGGAGCTGAACGGCGTCGATACCGACGATGTGGCGAAAAAATTCACCGTTGAGCCGTCCGTGACGCAGACCCTGATGACCACCCTGCAGGCGTCATCCGCGTTTCTGACCAAAATCAATATCGTGCCGGTCGACGAGCTGAAAGGCGAAAAGGTCGGGGTTGGCGTCAACGGCACTATTGCGAGCACCACGGACACCGCCGCCGATGACGAGCGTAAGACCGCTGATTTCACTGCGCTCGAATCCAACAAATACGAATGCGCACAAATCAACTTTGACTTCCATATTCGTTACAAACAGCTCGACCTGTGGGCGCGTTTCCAGGACTTTCAGACTCGTATCCGTGACGCGATTATCAAGCGTCAGTCGCTCGATTTCATCATGGCAGGTTTCAACGGTATCACCCGTGCGGAGACCTCCAACCGCAAAACGAACCCGATGCTGCAGGATGTCGCGGTGGGCTGGCTGCAGAAATACCGCAATGAAGCTGCCGCGCGCGTGATGTCCAACGTCACCGATGATGACGGCAAGGTCATTTCTGATGTGATCCGCGTGGGTAAAGACGGTGACTATGAAAACCTTGATGCGCTGGTGATGGATTCGACCACCAACCTGATTGATGAGATTTATCAGGATGACCCGGAACTTGTCGTTATCACTGGCCGTAAGCTGATGGCAGATAAATATTTCCCGCTGGTTAACAAGGCGCAGGAAAACAGCGAAACGCTGGCCGCTGACATCATCATCAGCCAGAAGCGTATCGGCAACCTGCCTGCTGTGCGCGTGCCGTACTTCCCGGCGAATGCCCTGATGGTGACACGTCTCGATAACCTGTCGATTTACTTCATGGATGATGCGCACCGCCGCGCCATCATCGAGGAGCCGAAAAAGGACCGTGTCGAAAACTACGAGTCAATGAATATTGACTATGTGGTCGAGGCTTATGCCGCTGGTTGCCTGATTGAAAACATCAACCTCGGTGACTTCACTGCACCTGCCGCACCGGAAAGCGGGGAATAAGCCATGACGAGTCCCGCAGCGCGTCACATGATGCGGGTCTCGGCCTCTGAGACTGCGCGGCGGGCTGCTGCTCCGCTGCGCAATGCAACTGCCTATGAGCAGATGCTCGTCAAGCTGGCCGCAGACTGTCGCACGTTAAAACAAATCCGCTCCAATGAACGCAAGGCAGACAAAAAGCGTGAGCTGCTGCCGTTCTATCTGCCGTGGGTGTCGGGTGTCCTCAGCGCCGGAAAAGGGGCGCAGGATGACATTGTCATGACCGTCATGCTGTGGCGCCTCGATGCGGATGACATCGCCGGTGCGCTGGAGATTGCCCGCTATGCAATGACCTATGGTCTGACCATGCCGACCGGCGGCCACCGCCGCACCACGCCGTATTTACTGGCCGAAGAAGTCGCTCTGTCAGCGCAGCGCCTGCTCGATGCGAAACAGCCTGTCGGGCTGCAACTCCTGTTCGACACTATCGCACTGACCGAACGGGCAGACATGCCGGATGTCGTGCGCGCGAAGCTGCACAAAATTACCGGCTACGTGCTGCGTGAGGCTGGCCGTCTGACCGACGCGCTGGCGCACCTGCAGCGTGCGATCCAGCTGGAGCGGGCTATCGGTGTGAAAAAAGATATTGAACAGCTCGAGCGCGCGCTGAAACCCAAAGCAGAACCCGCACCAAAACAGAATAAACCGCGCACGCGCAAACCTGCCGCCAAACCGGCGGCACGGCGCGGGCGTCCCCCGAAAGCGGCAAAAGCCGCAGGTTAACAGAGCGCTCCCCGAGCCGGGCGGCACGCCGGTCAATGCGGGTATTGATTGCCCTGACTGCGACCGGCGTCCACCGCCCACCCATTACCCGAGGTTGTCATGACGACAGTGATTATTGAGCCAAAAAAGAGCCGCAGGATGTGCCGGGCGTGGTGATACCACCACCGGGCGTGAGCGAGCCGGTAATAAAAAACACCTTCTTTTTCCCTGATGTGGATCCGAAGCGTGTGCGCGAGCTGATGCGTCTGGAGCAGACCGTTTCCGCGCTGCGCCTGAATGATGCGATTAAAGCCGGTATGGCTGAAACCAATGCGGAGCTTGCTCTGTGGCGGGTTGAGCAGATGGCCGCAGGGCATGACACGCTGGCTGATGTGCCTGCCGATGATATCGATGGCGAAAGCGTGCGCTGTTTCCACTATTTCCGCGCCGTCTGCGCCATGACCAGCGCCACACTGTTTGAGCGTTATCGCGGCATCGATGCGACGGCAAAAGGCGACCGCAAAGCGGAAAGCACTGAGGCGGTTATCGATGAACTGTGGCGGGATATGCGCTGGTCTGTGGCGCGTATTCAGGACAAGCCGCGCTGTATTGTCGGCCAAATCTGATGAAGGTCAGGGCGATGCAGGGTGACACCCTCGATGCGATTTGCGCCCGCTATTACGGGCGCACTGAGGGCGTCGTTGAAACGGTGCTGCAGGCGAATCCGGGGCTGTCAGAACTGGGCGTTATTCTGGCGCACGGCACGGCAATCGAACTGCCCGAAACCGACAGCGCCCCGAAAACCGAAACGGTGAATTTATGGGACTGAGTGTGGAAAAAATCACGACGTTTATCGCTTACTGGCTGGCTGTGGGGCTGGCGTATTTCGGGGCGATGTCCCCCGAAAAGCTGGCGCTCTATGTGGGGAGTGCCTGCGCCATTTTTACCGCGCTGACGAATTACTGGTTTAAGCGCAAAACGTATCGCTACCTGACCTCACTCGGACCCGATAAGGGGGCTGCCCGTGAGCTCAATCATTAAACGCTGCAGTGTGGCCGCCGTGCTGGCGCTGGCCGCGCTGATGCCTGACTTTCGTCTGCTTAACACCTCGCCCGAAGGGCTGGCACTGATTGCCGACCTCGAAGGATGTCGCCTGACACCTTACCAGTGCAGCGCGGGAGTGTGGACGTCAGGCATCGGCCACACTGCCGGGGTGGTCCCGAAAGGGGATATTACCGAACAGCGCGCGGCGGAGAATCTCGTTGCCGATGTGCTTAACGTCGAGCAACGGCTCGCGGTCTGTGTGCCGGTGGATATGCCACCGCGCGTCTATGACTCGCTGGTCAGTTTTGCGTTTAACGTCGGAACCGGTGCGGCCTGTCGGTCGACGCTGGTCTCGTTTATCAAGCGTCACCAGTGGTGGCAGGCGTGCGACCAGCTCACCCGCTGGGTGTATGTCAACGGCACAAAAAATAAAGGGCTGGAGAACCGCCGCGCGCGGGAGCTGGCGTATTGCATGAAAGGAGTGACTCAATGAAACAACACATTACCTCACTGATTTTTGATTTCCTGCTGACACTGATGCTGTTTATGGGACTGACGAACCCGCAGGGCGTGGCGGTCAATTTCGTTGCCGTATGGGCGCTGTTTGGCTGTCTGGTCTGCATTGCTGCCAGCCTCGCCGGTGTGGCTGCCTATGAACACTGGCAGGGAAACCGGCAAAAGGGTATCCCGTTGAATGATGCGGTGATGAAGATTTTCCGTTTTGTGTTTTATCGTAAACCTTCCCCGCTGCGCCGCTTCTGGTCGCTGCTTATTTTTGCTGGCGTTTTTTCCTGTCTGGTCGGCGCGGGATGGGTGTTTACAGCGCTGCTGTATCTGATTTGTGTTCTGGTGCTTAACGTTGTGCGCACTGCTTACCGTCAGCGCATCGAGGGGGAGGGGATGTGTCCAGATTCATTGTGATCCTTCTGGTTGCTGCGCTGGCCGGGTTGCTGTGGCTGCGACATGAAAATGAGAACTTATCACGGTCATTTGAGGAGGCGAATCGCGTCGCCAGTGCGCAAAAGACGACGATTGGCATGCTGAAAAATCAGCTTGCCGTATCGCAGCGAATCGCAAGGGCGAATGAGGATGCGCAGGTCAGGCTCGGTGATGAGCTGGCCGTTGCCGGTGAGCAGGCGGCAAGGCGGGAAGAAACCATAACGAGGCTGATGAATGAAAACGAGACGTTACGCCGCTGGTACAGCGATAAGTTGCCTGATGCTGTGCGCCGGTTGCACATCCGAACAGGCTGCGCCTCCGCCGCCCATTGTTTACAACGCCTGTCCGAAGGTGAGCCTCTGCCCGATGCCGGGAAGCGACCCCGTCAATAACGGTGATCTGAGTGCCGATATTCGCAGGCTGGAGCACGCGCTCACCGCCTGTGCGATTAAGGTCGAAACCATCAAAGACTGTCAGGATAAAATCGATGCAGAAAATGAAAAGCCTGCGCAAAGCGCTGAATGACGCCGTCCCACAGCTCATGAATAACCCCGAGATGATGCGTATCTTTGCCGATGAGGGGAATATCGATGCGCGTCTCGCGGCTTCGCTGTCCCATGAAAAGAAATACACGCTGAATGTGATCGTGTGTGACTTTGTCGGCGACCCCGACCTGATTTTTGTGCCGGTGGCGGCGTGGCTGCGAGATAACCAGCCGGATATCTGCACGCTCGATGAGGGGCGCAAGAAGGGCTATCGATTCCAGATGGATTTAAATGACGGGGATAATGTTGATATCAGTATCAGCCTGCAACTGACGGAGCGCACTCTTGTCCGGGAGGAAAACGGCGCATTACACGTCAGCTATGCCCCGGAGCCACCCCTGCCGGAACCTGTCACCCGTCCGACCGAGCTCTATATCAATGGTGAGCTGGTGAGTAAATGGGATGAGTGAATTAACGCCTTTTGACGATAAACTAGCGGGGCTGATTTCGGCAATATCACCGGCTGGTCGGCGTAAGCTGGCCGCTGAAATAGCAAAGCAACTGCGCAGATCCCAACAGCAACGTATCAAACAGCAAAAAGCACCTGATGGCTCGCCCTATCAGGCTCGAAAACGACAGCCGCTCAGGGCTAAAAAAGGGCGAATAAAACGGGCGATGTTTCAGAAGTTACGCACCAATCGCTACATGAAAGCCAGTGACCGCAATGATTCTGCTGTGGTGGAGTTTACCGACAGAGTGCAACGTATTGCGCAGATTCATCAGCTCGGACTCAAAGACCGGCCTAACTCTCATGCTCAGGACGTGCAGTATCCAGAACGTCAATTACTCGGTTTAAGTTTTGAAGATAAAGAAATGGTTAAGGAATTGATAATTGAGCTTCTCAGAAGTAATGCTCTAGTCGGACGTGTCCAATAACTGATAGAACGGTGTTAATTTTTGCATAAAGACGAGGATGCTCGGTATGTTCGGTTTTAGAAGTGGTAACTGCCTAGTATTAATATCCACGATGAGCCAGTTTCATTAGCTTGAAATGGTTGAGAGTTACGTGTAATGTTTATTCTGTTTTTTTTTAATGATTTAGAGTTGGGGGTGTTCTGATGAGCTAAGAATGAATTTATATAATATGGATGTTTTAAATGTCGTTCGTTGCTAAAGATGAGTGTTGAGTGTTGAGTGTTGATCTTTAAAATGCATTCAATGTTCAAATAATGCGGGTGTTTTATGTCTGAAGAACAAAAATTTTTTGAAGGTGTTTTGGCGAGAGTCCCAAATGCTAAGCCTGCTAGTCATGGTGTGTTAATAGAAACTGATGCTGGCTTGTTTCATTTGACAGGAATTGTTAATAAATCTGATTATGAAGGGTTGAGTAATGATGCTTCATTCTATGCTCCTTTTTGTAATAGAGATGATATAGTAAAAATAAAAAAACCTAAGGTTCTGAGTGATTATCTTCTTCAGATTAGAGCAGAGGCAATAGTCGATAATCCAAGGTTGGTTAGAGTATTTAGAAAACGAAGAGGGAATAAAAAGGATTGGTCTTTAGATGGATATTATAAAAACAAAGCTAGAGAGAATACTTACCTCAGGGCCTTATCTAAAGGTAATCAAAGAAAATTGGCTGGCATTCCTGCTGGAAGTGCATATTTAGATAATGTAAATGCAATATGCATGAAAACCAACCTTGGAAATGTAATAGCGATATCAGAACCTCTTGAGAACTTTTTATATTTTATGAATTTGTTTTTTTATGGTGAAGATTTCGGTGTAAAACCAAAGGATGTATTTAGTGCGTTTCTAATTGCTCAAAGGATTATGGCGGGGTATGAGTCGTATGATTTTGATTTGGACCCACGAGGTGATCTGCCTGAGCATATTGAGACTTTTTTGCAGTCATTAACTGATTTGCAGTATCAATTCATTCTTGGACATGAATATGCTCATCATCTTCTTGGACATTTAAATGAGTCTCGGTTGTTTAGTGAGAACCTTTCAAATGTATTAAATGCCTATGAAGGGACGCAGGTAATTCAGCATTATAAGTACTCCCATAAACTTGAGTATGATGCAGATTGGCATTCCATTAAACATATTAAGGGGGATTCTAAGTATAAGGAAGATATATCTAATGCTGCTTTTTTAGCGTTGATGTATTTTGAAGTGAGTGGTTTGATTTTGGATTATACAAATCCTAGAAGAAGTGGTGCTCATTCTTCACATCCAAATCCTGTTGATAGGATATTTAAACTTAGATCAAAGTTGAATAATAGGTTGGGGTTTTCGAAGGAGCAACTTGAGAATAACATTGAGTTTTTGCGAGGCTTTACTAAGAATTTTATAGATAAATATCTTGTTTTTAATTTTGATGACTTCGAAAGATATGGGTCGGTATATCTTCCCAGTTATAAGGAGAAATTATTAGTGGATAGAGTTGATTTTTAATATTGCTAGGCTTTCTCTTTTATCAAAAGCAGAGGGCCTTAAAATATCTTCATTTGTGTTCAATGAGATAATAACCGTTAGCTTGTACTTTTAACGATTTTACTATGACGACAGTGAATTTAGGCGCCTCAGCCATAGTTTGTTGTTTCATAGTCTACAAAACTCAGCTCAATTGTCGCTGACCTCATCAGGCGGCATCCTTTCCCCATGAATACGTTAAATTCCATTCAGGATATCGCCCGCGCGATCCGAAACCTTATCCGCACCGGCATTGTGACTGCAGTCAATCCCGATGAGGGGCTCTGCCGTGTCCAGACCGGTGGCATGCAAACCACCTGGCTAAACTGGCTGACCTGCCGCGCCGGTCGCTCGCGTGTCTGGTGGGCTCCCTCGGTTGGCGAGCAGGTGCTTATTCTTGCCATTGGCGGCGAGCTTGATACCGCCTTTGTGCTGCCCGGTATTTTTTCTGATGACCATCCTGCGCCGTCGGCCTCGCCTGATGCCTTTCACGTTTCCTTTCCTGACGGAGCGGTTATTGAGTACGAGCCCGAAAGCGGGTCACTCACGGTGAGTGGTATCAAAACCGCTGACGTCACCGCGTCGGACGCCATTACCGCAACTGTGCCGCTGGTACTGGTCAAAGCGTCCACCCGTATCACGCTCGATACCCCCGAGGTGGTCTGCACCAACAAGCTGACCACGGCCACGCTTGAGGTGCAAAAGGGCGGGAAGATGAGCGGCAACATCGAGCACGGCGGCGGCACGTTTAAATCAAACGGTGTGCAGGTGGATGACCATGACCACGGCGGCGTGAAACGGGGCGATGACAGAACGGTGGGGACAAAATGACAACGAGCTATCTGGGCATGAACCGTCATACCGGGCTCAGTATTTCTGAGGTTGAGCATATCAGGCAGAGCGTGCGCGACATTCTGGTCACGCCGGTGGGCTCGCGTGTGATGCGTCGTGAATACGGTTCGCTGCTGTCGGCGCTTGTTGACCAGCCGCAGACCCCGGCACTGCGCCTGCAGATTATGGCCGCGTGCTATTCCGCGATCCAGAAGTGGGAGCCGCGCGTCAGCCTGACGACCATCACCTTTGAACACGGGGAGAATGGCGGCGCGATGTATGTCGATATCACCGGCACGCGGTCAGCATCAGGCCAGCCTTTTTCTATCACCATTCCACTGAGTTAAACACTATGGCTATTGTTGACCTGAGCCTGCTCGCTGCGCCTGATGTGGTGGATGAGCTGGACTATGAAACCATTCTGGCAGAACGAAAAGCGACGCTTGTCTCACTGTATCCCGAGGAACAACAGGAGGCGGTTGCGCGCGCGCTGACGCTTGAATCGGAGCCGATTGTTAAGTTACTGCAGGAGAACGCTTACCGGGAGGTTATCTGGCGTCAGCGCGTGAATGAATCGGCGCGCGCGGTCATGCTGGCGTATGCCGCCGGTAATGACCTCGATAATATCGGCGCAAATTTCAGCGTCGGGCGTCTTGTTATCACGCCTGCAGTTGAGACCACGCTGCCGCCCACACCTGCCGTTATGGAGTCGGATACCGATTACCGTCTGCGCGTTCAGCAGGCATTTGAAGGAATGAGCGTGGCCGGGTCTGTTGGCGCTTATCAGTTCCATGGCCGCAGCGCTGACGGGCGGGTCGCAGATATCTCAGTAACAAGCCCGTCACCCGCCTGTGTGACGATTTCTGTGCTGTCGCGTGAAAACAACGGCGTCGCCTCTGATGAGCTGCTCGCCGTGGTACGTAACGCGCTTAATGCCGAAGATGTCAGGCCGGTCGCAGACCGTGTGATGGTGCAGTCAGCCGACATTGTTGACTATCAGATAACCGCCTCGCTTTATCTCTATCCCGGTCCGGAAAGCGAACCCATTCGCGCCGCTGCCGTGAAAAAGCTGGAGGGCTATATCAACGCGCAGCACCGCCTCGGGCGTGACATTCGCCTGTCTGCCATTTATGCCGCGCTGCATGTCGAGGGTGTCCAGCGTGTGGAGCTGGCCGCGCCGGTGGATGACCTCGTGCTCAGTAGTGCGCAGGCGTCATTTTGCACTGATTACAGCATTGTGATCGGGGGCTCGGATGAGTGATACCCGTCTGCTGCCGGTGGGCTCGTCACCGCTTGAGGTGGCGGCGGCGCGTGCCTGCGCGGATATCGAAAACACCCCCGTCCCGCTGCGTCGTCTGTGGAGCCCTGACACCTGCCCGGCAAATTTGCTGCCGTGGCTGGCGTGGGCGTTTTCTGTCGACCGCTGGGATGAGAACTGGCCGGAGGAAACGAAGCGCGCGGTCATCCGTGATGCGTACTTTATTCACTGTCACAAAGGCACTATCGGTGCTGTTCGTCGGGTGGTGGAGCCACTCGGTTATGTCATCAACGTTACGGAATGGTGGGAGACCAGTGACCCGCCCGGCACATTCCGGCTTGATATCGGTGTGCTGGAAAGCGGTATTTCTGAGGAAATGTATTTTGAAATGGAGCGCCTGATTGCGGATGCGAAACCTGCCAGCCGTCACCTGATTGGTCTGAATATTATTCAGGACATTCCCGGTCATATGTATGTCGGTGGTGTGGTGTATGACGGCGACATTATTACGGTTTACCCCGGATGAGTGAGGAATAATGAGCACGAAATTTAAAACAATTATCACCACTGCCGGTGCTGCAAAACTGGCGGCGGCCACGATGCCGGGTGGTAAAAAAGTGAACCTTACCGCGATGGCCGTCGGTGATGGCGGCGGTGTGCTGTCGGAGCCGAACGCCGGTCAGGTAAAACTCATTAATGAAGTCTGGCGTCATGCGCTGAATAAAATCGGCCAGGACAACAAAAATAAAAACTATATCGTGGCTGAGCTGGTCATTCCTCCCGAGGTGGGCGGCTTCTGGATGCGTGAGCTGGGTCTGTATGATGACGCAGGCACGCTGATTGCCGTTGCCAATATGGCGGAGAGCTACAAGCCCGAGCTGGCTGAGGGTTCCGGGCGTGCGCAGACCTGTCGCATGGTGATTATTGTCAGCAGTATCGCCTCGGTGGCGCTGTCCATTGATGCGACAACGGTGATGGCCACGCAGGATTATGTCGACGACAAACTGACAGAGCATGAGCGGTCCCGCAATCATCCTGACGGCACGCTGAAAGAAAAAGGCTTTGTGCAACTCAGTAGCGCAACCGACAGCACGTCTGAGAGCCTCGCAGCGACGCCGAAAGCGGTTAAGGCGGCGTATGACCTTGCCAGTGGTAAATATACGGCTCAGGACGCGACCACGGCGCAGAAAGGTATCGTTAAACTCAGCAGCGCGACCGACAGCACGTCTGAGGTGCTCGCAGCAACGCCGAAAGCGGTCAAGGCGGCTCATGACCTTGCTAATGGTAAATATACGGCTCAGGATGCGACCACGGCGCAGAAAGGTATTGTTAAACTCAGCAGCGCCACCGACAGTGAGTCTGACTTGCTTGCCGCCACCCCAAAGGCAGTAAAAGCCGCGAATGATAATGCGAATGGCCGCGTGCCGTCCGGGCGAAAAGTAAACGGAAAGGCGCTTACTGGTGATATCAGCATCACCTCGCAGGATATTTTTGACGGTCAGGTCGTGAGGATTGGTGCAAACCAGAATCTGGACAATTACCAGACGCCGGGGCTGTATGCCCAGGATATGAACGCCAATACCAGTGCAGCGCTGAATTACCCGGAGAATAATGCGGGGTCCCTGATGGTACTGAGAAGCGCCGGAGTGACTCAGATTTATCGTACTTACAACAGCTCGCGAATCTGGTCCCGAAGTAAGTACAGCACAGGGGGATGGACGGCCTGGGCGCGTGAATATAATACGCAAAATAAGCCAGGTGCAGGTGATGTTGGTGCGCTCCCGATCACCGGCGGCACGATTAATGGTGCGCTGGGAATTGGAACGGCGAACGGCCTCGGCGGCCACTCCATTGTTTTAGGCGACAGCGATACCGGCTTCAAGCAGGAAGGCGATGGGATCCTGAATGTTTATGCGAACTCCGCACATGTATTCCGGTTTATCAGCAGCCTCATTGAAAGCATGAAGCCGTTAAAAGTTAACGGTAATTGTATTGCCACGGGTGAAATGCAGGCGGGTAACGGCTCAGCACGCATGTCATCAGACGGGAACATTTACGGCTCCATATGGGGCAACCGTTGGTTGCGGGATTATCTTGTCGCCACCTTTCAACCCAAAGGGAATTTCACGCCTGCAGGTCAGGCTTACACAAAAGCAGAGTCTGACGCGCGCTACGTGCGGAATATTCGAGTCAGCGCCCCGCAGGAGCGTAAGTTTTGGGACGGGGCCGGATGGTCCGGCAATGACAGCGCATTTGCGACAGCAATATGGATGGTCGGCGGTAGCTCGAACGTTGGTGGACTGTATGTCCGGTATGTTCAAAAAGATATCAACGGCACCTGGATTAATGTGACCGCTTAAAATTGTGGAGGATGGAATGCAGCATCTTAAAAACCTGAAAATGTACACGCCGGATGATGAATACCGCCTGTTTCTGATGAAAGAGCATAGCGCCGAATTTTTTATTTCTGAGGATGGTCGTGACTGGTATGAATCTCAGGCCAGTTTCTCACCCGATACGCTGAAAGTGGCCTATGACGAGGCCGGTATTATTCGCAGTATCAGCAAGGACGTTTCAAGTATTTACCCGCGAGATTTTAGTGTCGTTGAAGTTGATATTACTGTGAAAAATCAGAACGTAGAGATTTCGGGTGGGTGGGTATTCAGCGAGGGGGAAATTAAACCTCGCCAGTATTCACCGGTTGAATTGTGTAAACAGGCGGAAGCACAAAAAGCGGAATTACTGGCTGCCGCTGCAACTGAAATCGCCCCGTTGCAGGATGCCGCTGATTTAGGCGAAGCAACGGAAGATGAAAACGCACTTTTACTCGCATGGAAAAAGTATCGCGTAATGCTCAACAGGGTAAAACCCGAAGACGCACCCGATATCACATGGCCGGAACAGCCAGCATAACCAGTGTAATTCAGGCGGGCGGTTGCCCGCGTTTTCCAGCCTCCGGTTGTGCCAGACCTTATCCAACCCTGACAAATAGCCCGCCATCACCACACAACAGAAAATACATTCACCCTTAACCACGGAGTTAAACGGATGAGTGATTTTCATCATGGCGTAGAGGTCATCGAGATTAACGATGGCGTGCGCACCATTTCCACCGTCTCAACGGCCATCATCGGCATGGTCTGCACGGCCAGCGATGCTGACGAAAAGACATTTCCCCTCAATGAGCCGGTGCTCATTACTAACGTGCAAAGCGCTATCGGTAAGGCGGGCAAAAAGGGGACGCTGTCGACATCCCTGCAGGCCATCGCTGACCAGTGCAAACCGGTCATTGTGGCCGTGCGCGTGGCCGAAGGTGCAGAAGACCCGGATGACCCGGAGGCCGGGAAGAAACAAACTATTTCCAACATCATCGGCACGACTGACGAAAACGGTAAATACACCGGCCTGAAAGCGCTGCTTGCGGCGCAGACTGTCACTGGCGTGAAGCCACGCATTCTCGGCGTGCCGGGTCTGGACTCACAGGAAGTGGCGACGGCGCTCGCGTCCACCTGCCAGAGCCTGCGCGCCTTTGGCTATGTCAGTGCGTGGGGCTGTAAAACCATTTCTGATGCCATCAACTACCGCGAGAATTTCAGCCAGCGTGAGCTGATGGTTATCTTCCCTGATTTTCTGGCATGGGACACCACGGCGAATGAGACTGCGACAGCCTGGGCAACGGCGCGCGCGCTCGGCCTGCGTGCCAAAATTGACCAGACCGTCGGCTGGCATAAAACCCTGTCAAACGTCGGCGTGAATGGCGTCACCGGCGTCAGCGCCTCGGTGTCGTGGGATTTGCAGGAGCCCGCGACCGACGCCAATCTGCTTAACAAAGCCGGTGTTACGACGCTTATCCGCAATGACGGTTTCAAGTTTTGGGGAAACCGCACCTGCTCAGATGACCCGCTTTTCCTGTATGAGAACTACACCCGCACCGCGCAGGTACTGGCCGACACGATGGCGGAGGCGCACGCGTGGGCGATGGATAAGCCCATCACCCCGACCCTCATTCGTGACATCGTTTCGGGCATCAATGCCAAATTCCGCGAGCTGAAAAACAACGGGTATATCGTTGACGGCTCCTGCTGGTATGACCCGGAGTCAAACGAGACTGCGACCCTCAAAGTCGGGAAGCTGTATATCGATTATGACTACACCCCCGTCCCGCCGCTGGAGAACCTGACCCTGCGCCAGCGCATCACCGACACCTATCTGGCGAACCTGTCGGACTCGGTCAACAGCTAAGGAGCTCAGAGCATGGCGTTACCCCGCAAACTTAAATATCTGAATATGTTCAACGATGGCCTCAGCTACATGGGCGTTGTTGAGTCTGTCACCCTGCCAAAGCTGACCCGTAAGCTGGAGAAATATCGCGGCGGCGGGATGCCGGGCGCGGTGTCGATTGACCTCGGCCTCGATGACGATGCGCTGTCGCTGGAGTGGACACTCGGCGGTCTGCCTGACGTTGAGCTGTGGGCGCAGTATGCCTCGCCGGGGGCTGACAGCGTGCCGCTGCGTTTTACCGGCTCTTTCCAGCGTGATGACACCGGCGCGATTTCTGCCGTCGAGGTGGTGATGCGTGGCCGTCACAAAGAGTATGACGGCGGTGAGAACAAGCAGGGCGAAAGCGGCACGACCAAAATGTCGACCGAGTGCGCCTATTACCAGCTCACGATTGATGGCCGCGAAGTCATCGAGATTGACGTCGTTAACATGGTGCTGAAAGTCGACGGCGTCGACCGTCTGGCGGAGCACCGCAGGGCGATTGGCCTGTAATCCCTTATCCGGTCAGTGAGGCTGGCCGGTCACTTTTCCTGATGAGAATACCCATGAAAAATATCAATGAAACTGCCGTTACTGACACTGAAACCGTCAATCCGAATGTGGTGATTTTTGACACCCCGCTGATGCGAGGTGAGCAGAAAATTGAACAGGTCACGCTGACCAAACCGAATGCCGGAACCCTGCGCGGGGTGTCGCTGGCCTCGCTGGCGAATTCCGACGTTGATGCGCTGATTAAAGTGCTGCCGCGCATGACGTATCCCGCCCTGACCGAGCACGAAGTCACGCGTCTCGATGCGTCTGATCTGATTTCGCTGGCCGGGAAGGTGGTCGGTTTTTTGTCGCCTGCTTCGGGTCGCTGACCTTTCCGAAAAACCTGTCGGTCGATGACCTGATGGCGGATATCGCGGTGATTTTCCACTGGCCGCCATCAGAGTTACATTCCCTGAGCGTGACCGAGCTCCTGACATGGCGCGACAAGGCGCTGCAACGAAGCGGAAACCATCATGAGCAATAACGTCAGAATCGAGGTGCTGCTGAATGCCGTCGACCGGGCAAGCCGACCGCTCAAAGCCATTCAGAACGCCAGCAAATCCCTGTCCGGTGATATCCGCACCTCACAGAAAAGCCTGCGCGAGCTGAATGCGCAGGCATCCCGTATCGACGGATTCCGAAAAGCCAGCGCACAGCTTGCCGTGACCGGTCACGCGCTTGATAAAGCGAAACAGGAAGCCGAAGCACTCGCCACGCAGTTTAAAAATACGGAGCGCCCGACGCGTGCACAGACGCAGGTGCTTGAATCCGCGAAGCGTGCCGCCGAAGGGCTGCAGACGAAATACAACAGCCTCACGGAGTCCATAAAGCGCCAGCAGCGCGAGCTCGGTGCGGTGGGGATTAATACCCGTAATCTGGCAAATGATGAGCGGGGGCTTAAATCCCGCATCGCTGAAACCACCGCGCAGCTTAACCGTCAGCGCGAGGCACTGGCGAAAGTCAGCGCACAGCAGGCGAAGTTAAGCCGGGTGAAAGAACGGTATCAGGCCGGTAAATCACTGGCCGGTAACGCGGCGGCGGCGGGCGCTGCCGGTGTCGGTATTGCGACGGCGGGAACGATGGCCGGGGTTAAACTGCTGACGCCGGGCTATGAGTTTGCGCAGAAGAACTCAGAGCTGCAGGCGGTGCTCGGTGTCGACAAACAGTCACCCGAAATGCAGGCGCTGCGCAAACAGGCGCGCCAGCTCGGGGACAATACGGCGGCCTCTGCCGATGATGCGGCGGGGGCGCAGATTATTATCGCCAAAAGCGGCGGGGATGCGGCGGCGATTCAGGCGGCGACGCCGGTCACGCTGAATATGGCGCTGTCCAACAGGCGCACGATGGAAGAGAACGCCGCGCTGCTGACCGGGATGAAATCAGCGTTTCAGCTTTCAAACGACAAGGTCGCGCATATTGGTGATGTTCTCTCGATGACGATGAACAAAACCGCCGCCGACTTTGACGGGATGAGCGATGCGCTGACCTATGCCGCGCCGGTGGCGAAAAATGCCGGGGTAAGTATCGAGGAAACCGCCGCGATGGTGGGGGCGTTGCACGACTCCAGAATCACCGGCTCGATGGCGGGAACGGGAAGCCGTGCCGTCATGAGTCGCCTGCAGGCACCGACCGGCAAAGCCTACGATGCTATCAAAGAGCTCGGGGTGAAAACCTCCGACAGCAAGGGCAACACCCGCCCGATATTTTCCATCCTGAAAGAAATGCAGCGCAGTTTTGAGAAAAATAATCTCGGGACGGGTCAGCGCGCGGAATACATGAAAACCATTTTCGGGGAGGAAGCCAGCTCGGCGGCCGCCGTGCTGATGACGGCGGCCTCAACCGGCAAGCTCGATAAGCTCACCGCCGCGTTTAAAGCCTCGGACGGCAAGACTGAGGAGCTGGTTAAGGTTATGCAGGATAACCTCGGCGGCGACTTCAAAGAATTTCAGTCAGCCTATGAGGCGGTCGGGACCGACCTGTTTGACCAGCAGGAGGGCTCACTGCGTAAGCTGACGCAGACGGCCACGCAGTATGTGCTCAGACTCGACGGCTGGATCCAGAAAAATAAGGGGCTGGCGACCACCCTCGGCGTGGTGGTCGGGGGTGCGCTGGCGCTGACTGGTGTGATGGGCGGGATTGGCCTTATCGCATGGCCGGTGGTGATGGGGATTAATGCCATCATTGCGTCGGCTGGCGTGCTCGGGGTGGTTTTCAGTACGGTCGGCGGCGCGATTGTCACGGCTATTGGCGCAATCAGTCTGCCGGTGCTGGCGGTTGCCGGGGCGGTGGTGGCCGGGGCGCTGCTTATTCGTAAATACTGGGAGCCGATTGGCGCATTTTTCTCGGGGGTGGTGGCGGGGCTGAAAGCCGCCTTTGCCCCGGTGGGGGCGATGTTTTCCCCGCTTGCACCGGTATTTGATGCCATTGCGGAAAAGCTGGGCGTTGTCTGCCAGTGGTTTAAAGACCTGCTTGCACCGGTGAAAGCCACGCAGGACACGCTCGACAGTTGCAAAAATGTCGGCGTGGCGTTTGGTCAGGCGCTGGCTGATGCGCTGATGACGCCGCTCAACCTGTTTAATAGCCTGAGCGGCAAGGTTGACTGGCTGCTGGAGAAACTCGGCGTTATCAAAAAAGAATCGACCGACCTCGACCAGACTGCAGCCAAAGCGGATAAGGCTTCACCGGCGGGCTCGTATATTCCTGCGACAGCGAGTTATGGCGGGTACCAGCCGGTTTCTGCGCCTGCAGGTCGCTCCTATATCGACCAGAGCAAAAGCGAATACAACATCACACTGCAGGGCGGGGGTGCGCCGGGTGGCGACCTTGACCGCCAGCTCCGCGACGCCGTCGACAAACTAGACCGTGAAAAGCGTGCGCGTCAGCGATCCAATATGAGACTCGACTGAGAGAGGGGGCAAAATGTTAATGGTGCTGGGCTTTTTTGTGTTTGAACGGCGCACCCTGCCGCATCAGTCTATGCAGTATTCGAAGGACTACCGGTGGGTATCCAATGACCGTATCGGCAAGCGACCGGCTTATCAGTTTCTGGGGGAGGGTGAGACCTCACGCACCCTGTCGGGGACGCTTTACCCTGAAATCACCGGCGGGCGTCTGTCGCTGCTGGCGATTGAGCTGATGGCCGATGAGGGGCGTGCGTGGCCGCTGATTGACGGAACCGGCATGATCCACGGGATGTACGTTATCGATAAAGTGACCCATAACCACACCGAGCTTTTCAGCGACGGCGCAGCGAGAAAAATCGAGTTCACTCTGTCCATGAAACGTGTCGACGAGTCGCTCGCGGCCATGTATGGCGACCTGAAAATGCAGGCGGATAATCTGGTCACGTCTGCCAGTGAATGGGCGGGAGGGCTGGCAGGATGATAACAGGGATGAATATTCAGGCCGGGGCGCGAGTCGCGCCCGCGTATATGCTCACGCTGGACGGGGAGGATATCACGCAGAATTTCAGCGACCGGCTTATCGGCCTGACCATGACCGACAACCGCGGATTTGAGGCTGACCAGCTCGATATTGCGCTCGATGATACCGACGGGCTGGTCGAGCTGCCACCGCGCGGGGCATCGCTGACGCTGTGGCTGGGCTGGCAGGGATCCGCACTGGTCAACAAGGGGAGTTTCACGGTTGATGAAATCGAGCACCGGGGCGCGCCTGATACGCTGACCATCCGGGGACGTAGTGCAGATTTTCGCGGCTCGCTGAACTCGCGGCGCGAGCAGTCATGGCACGACACCACGCTTGGGGTGATTGTGGAGGCCATCGCGCAGCGTAATAAGCTGACGGCCAGTGTTGCTGACGCCCTGAAAGCTATCGCCATTCCCCATATCGACCAGACACAGGAATCCGACGCAGCGTTTTTGTCCCGCCTTGCTGAGCGTAACGGTGCATCCGTGTCGGTGAAAGCCGGGAAGTTATTATTCCTGAAAGCCGGTAGTGCGATGACGGCCAGTGGTAAGCCGATCCCCCAAATGACTGTCGAACGTGGCGACGGCGACCGCCATCAGTTCGCCATTGCAGACCGGGAGGCTTACACCGGCGTGACGGCGAAATGGTTGCATACCAGAGACCCGAAACCACAAAAGCAAAAGGTGAAGCTCAAACGTAAACCCAAAGAGCAGCACCTGCGCGCGCTGCAGCACCCGAAAGCCACCAAAACATCAGCAAAGGCTAAGAAGAAAAAAGAGCAGGAAGCGCGGGAAGGTGAGTATATGACCGGAGAGTCGGACAACGTTCTTGAGCTCACGACCATCTATGCCACAAAGGCGCAGGCCATGCGCGCGGCTCAGGCAAAGTGGGACAAGATACAGCGAGGCGTGGCGGAGTTTTCCATTACGCTTGCCACTGGCCGGGCTGATTTATTTCCCGAAACGCCGGTGGCCGTGAAAGGCTTTAAGCGCGTGATAGACGAACAGGCGTGGATAATCAGCCGTGTGGTGCACAGCCTTAACGGGAGCGGCTTCACGACGGGCTTAGAGCTTGAGGTTAAGGTTTCTGATGTGGAGTATGAGAGCGAGGAAATAACGCGGTAATTTAATATATGTGTTTGTTTTATAAGGTTAAAATGAGTAAAATCACTGTATTGAAAACGCTCAGAGGTGCTCATCATGTTTCATTGCCCGAAATGCCATTACGCCGCCCATGCCCGCACGAGTCGCTATTTTTCTGATACCACAAAAGAGCGGTATCATCAGTGCACAAACATCAACTGCAGTTGTACTTTTGTCACGACAGAAACCGTTGAGCGTTTCATCGTTTCGCCGGGGGAAGTCGTACCGGCTCCACCGCACCCGACAGTGTCCGGTCAGCATCAAATGCCCTGGCTGTGAGTCAAAAGAAAATCCCGCAAATGCGGGGTTTTCTGTATTTTCGCGATTAGACATCGTCCGGTAGTTCGCGTATCGCTTTGCGTATGTTTGATTCAGCGTCGTCAAGCTCACTTATAGCCCTGTTGATATCTGAACGGCCATTCTCTACCTTGGAGCGAGTACGCTTCAAAACGGTCATGGCGTCATCAATTGCACTTAGAGCCCGCTTTAATCTTCTCTTGGTATCCATCTTTGCCAATTCCTTGTTTTCATAGATATTTCACAATATTTAATGAGAATACATTGGTATTAATCGAAAATAAGTGTCTGGTATCTCATTTATACAACCCGAAAACATGATTTATGAGGGATTCTTCTTGTCTGGTGTGGCATTACTTTTTAGTTCAGGTGACGAAGGGGTGAGCCTCGCATAAGCGAGGCTTTTAGTATCGATGTGGTCAATGTGTGGACATTGGAAGAAATAAATCCATTTATTTCAGTAGATTATGGGTAAAAAATAAGCCTGCGTAAGGGAGATTACGCAGGCTAAGGAGGTGGTTCCTGGTACAGCTAGCATTTATGGGTTATGTTTTTCAGCGGATGAGATAATACCCTTAATGAACGAAGCGGTATGTGATCGATTTCTAAGAATCTTCCGAACGCTGAAAAATAACCGTAATTAACTACTTAGCATGTGGGTTGCGCGTGGACTCACCGGTAAAATTACGCATCAACAATGCATAATTCAGATCGATATCCTCCGGTACAGGCATCCACACGGTGTAACCATCGCCCGGCGCAACCGGCATCGCTTCGCCTTTCGCGTTTTCCATCTGTTCGAGGGTAAAGTTGATGTTGCCCTGTGGGGTCATCAGCTCCAGGCTGTCGCCGACGGTGAATTTATTTTTCACCAGCACAGCCGCCAGTTCACCTTTACGTTCGCCAGTGAATTCGCCGACAAACTGCTGACGCTCGGAAACAGAGAAGCCGTATTCGTAGTTCTGATAGTCGTCATGCGTATGGCGGCGCAGGAACCCCTCGGTGTAACCGCGATGCGCCAGACCTTCCAGCGTTTCCAGCAGTTGCGGGTCGAACGGTTTCCCGGCAGCGGCATCATCAATGGCCTTGCGATAAACCTGCGCGGTACGTGCACAGTAATAGTATGATTTAGTACGGCCTTCAATTTTCAGCGAATGCACGCCCATCTGAGTCAGGCGCTCAACGTGGGCAATGGCACGCAAATCCTTCGAGTTCATGATGTAAGTGCCGTGTTCGTCTTCAAACGCGGTCATGTACTCACCCGGACGCTGGGCTTCTTCGATCATAAAGACTTTGTCAGTCGGCGCGCCAATACCCAGCGTCGGCTCAACATTTTGTACCGGGATAGGCTCGTACTTATGCACGATATTGCCCACCACGTCTTCTTTGCCTTCCTGCACGTTGTATTCCCAGCGGCAGGCATTGGTACAGGTACCCTGATTTGGGTCACGCTTGTTGATGTAGCCAGAGAGCAGGCAGCGGCCGGAGTAAGCCATGCACAGCGCGCCGTGAACAAAGATCTCAATTTCCATATCCGGCACCTGGGTGCGGATCTCTTCAATTTCTTCCAACGACAGTTCGCGGGACAGGATCACACGGGTCAATCCCATCTGCTTCCAGAATTTCACCGTCGCCCAGTTTACGGCGTTAGCCTGTACTGAAAGGTGAATGTCCATGTCAGGGAAGTTTTCGCGCACCAACATAATCAGACCAGGGTCGGACATGATCAGTGCATCCGGTCCCATTTCCACCACAGGTTTCAGGTCACGAATGAAGGTCTTCAGCTTGGCGTTATGCGGGGCAATATTAACCACCACATAGAATTTTTTACCCAGTTCATGGGCTTCATTAATGCCTAGCTGCAGGTTTTCGTGATTGAATTCGTTGTTGCGTACGCGCAGTGAGTAACGCGGCTGGCCCGCATATACAGCGTCTGCGCCATAGGCGAAAGCGTAACGCATGTTTTTCAGCGTTCCCGCCGGGGAAAGGAGTTCCGGTTTAAACAT